GCTCCCCCTTTTCGCCCTTGACCAACTCTCTAAATTTGGCATCATTAACAAGTTGCTGATGTATGAGATCTGCAGATGGTATGCGATTATAGATAGAGGAGCTGCTTGTTATCTTGACCTCTTGCTGTACCATAATCCCCGCGAGTGTTTTTTTTGTCTCGGGGTCGATTGTAGCACCAAGTGCAGTCATTATATCAAGCTGTGAGACTCGTACGCGCAAGAGGCGCAAAAAGCGAGAGTTGTCATTGACAAGATACGACCACCCCCTCCCGACCTCTGTCCATGTCTCATTATGCTCCTCCCAGTAAGGAGATAGGGCGGTTAGATGCTCCGTGAGCTCACGCCCATCCGCGTCAAAGAGATGAGCAGTAAGACGCGTCTCCTTGATGTCGTCAAGTACAGTACCATTGCTTGCCTCAATCACAAGGCTAAACTGCGCCTTCTGCACCCCGACAAACTCATAGATCCTATCGATGTAGCTAGGATCTGTGATACGAGGAGGTGTAGAGGGGGCGTTTGAGATGCCGAGGGAGGGGTGTAGGTAGATCATTAGATATTAAGCAATACGGATAGCAGAGACCTGATCGGGGGTGAGGTGGCTCGCAAATTCGACAACGTCCGCAAACGGAAACTCTATACCCTCTGCCATTGAGGCAGCTTTTGCGACGCAATAGATGATCTGCATAGTGTCCTCGAGCGAGGGGGTTGTTACTTCGTTCATTTCGCGCCCTGTGATGCGCTTATAGAGCAGGAGGGCTCCCATCGTCACATAGCAAGGGTAGCTTACGCCCTTAATTGTAATAGTAGTCTGAGTAGTCGTTGATTGTTTTTTGTCCATGATTAATCGATAGTTAAATAGTGGTTAAACCTTAATTCGCCGGCAAAATTAAAGCCAATGATGTATAGACAAAAACAATTACAACACGGCGTAGTATTGATTTTGTCTATAATGAAAAGAGGGGCAACTTTGCCGGCGAATTAAGCCCAACCACACCAAGATGGACCTGATAATTAATGACGAATCAATAACAAACGACAGAGGCTGGCGCCTATCCAATCGAGGGTGCGACCTTGCTCGCTACACTGCTAACCCTATCGTACTCTATCAGCACGATACAGAGCGCATTGTGGGTAAGGCATCTAACATCCGTATTGATGGGAGTAAGCTCATAGCAAGTGTCGAGTTTGACACCGAAGATCCCCTCGCAAAAGAGGTGCAGCGCAAAGCCGAAAAGGGCTTCTTGCGCGGTGTGTCCCCCGGATTTTTTATATCCGAGATGACCTATCACGAGGACTATGACTCTGTAACCGCGTGGGAGCTCCTGGAGATCTCTATCGTTTCTATCCCCTCTAATCGAGGGGCTGTCAAACTATACAGCCGAGAGGGGGTGCCTCTCGACCAAGAAGAAGAAGTTAAATATCTAGAACAATTAAAAGCAACCATGCCAAAACCCAACCCAACCCCCGTCCATGAGACTGTCCTTCTCCACGCCGAGGCGTATCAAGCCCTTGCTCTTGATGCATCTGCGTCTGCGGATGAGATGTCGCAGGCAATCCTTGCCCTGTCCGCCGAATTTGCAAAACTAAAAGGGGAGCTATCCGACCTCCGTACTGCCGAGCGTACTGCTCTGATTACAGCAGCCGTCCAAGATGGTCGTATTAAGGAGGCCGATAGAGCGACCTATGAGCAGCTCTATGCCCAGGATGAGCAGCTCTGTAAGAGAGTCCTATCATCTATGTCCAAGCCTCAATCACTCGGCTCTATGCTCCAGTCCACCCCTCCCGCTGAGACGCGATTCTCCGGCTCATGGGATGAGCTCGACAAGCGAGGCGAGCTTGCAGCCCTCCGTGCCGAGGACCCCGAGCTTTTCAAGCAAAAGTACGAGGAGCGATTCGGCAAGCACTAACACCCAACCTTAACTATTAACCTTAATTTCTAATACCTAAAAACATGCCAATCCTAGTAGAATTGTGGGCGGATACCCTTGTTGGTAATCTGTTCTCCTCAGACTCCATCCTTTCCAAGGCTAACGACTACTCCGAGTTTATCAATGGCCATAAAGTCCATGTCCCCAATGCGGGCACCCCGGCCACCATTTCAAAAAACCCCTCTTCTTTCCCTGTTTCTGTGGGAGAGAGACAAGATGCAGATGTGGATTTTGAGCTTGATACGTTTGTTATTCAGCCTATCAGAGTTGGGCGTACAGAAGAGCTCGAGACCTCGTATAATAAACGAGAGAGCGTATGCGCTGATGCCCGTCTTGCTCTCAAGGAGGAAGTCGCTCAAGATGTCATCAAAAAGTGGTGTAAAGCGACAACAAAGATTCGTAAGACAGAATCCGGTGAAACAGTAAAAAAGTGGATTATTGATGCTGCAGAGCAGTTCGCTACAGACAAGGTGCTATCAACCGAGCGGTATGTGATGCTCTCCCCCGCTAACTACTACGCCCTCCTTGATTCTATGACTGCAAATGAGTCTCTTGCTTTCTCTCAGTGCGGAAACGTGGCAGAGGGAGTGCTAGGTAAGATCCTAGGCTTCTCCGTCGTTCAGGATTTCTTCCTCCCCTCTGGGATCGATATGCTTGCATGGCAAAAAAATTGCGTAGGCGTCGCCAAAAGTGAGCCCGAGTTGTTTACGGATGAGGGCAGTGCAACCATGTACGGAGACGTGATCTCGGGGCAAGAGCGCGCCGGTGGTACGGTGATCCGTAAGGATGCTAAGGGCGTCTACCTTGTTAATGCGACCGGTACCGCTTATACTGAGTAATAACCTTAATCTTTTACCGTCTAGGGCTCTGCAGGAGCGAGCAATCGCCCTGCACCCCTAGCATCATGACACTATGATCAAACGTAACAACCCGGGTAACCTCCGCCCCTCAGCACAAAAATGGCAGGGAGAGATCACACGACAAGGCGATAAGTATTGCGAGTTCGCGACCCTCGAGTGGGGCTGCAGGGCCATGCTCAAGCTCCTCTCTACCTACCGCACTAAGCATAAGCTAACAACCATACAGGCTATTATCACAAGATGGGCCCCGCCTACTGATGGTAACGACACTCCAGGATATATCCGATATGTCAGCAAGCGTCTCGGAGTAGCTGCCGGAGCTCACCTGTCCTCTGCACAGGATGTCGCCCTCGCCCGTGCAATGACAAAAGTAGAGACAGGGCAAGAGGTCCCCATCGATGTATGGGAGCGAGCACAAGCCATGATCTAACCCTTAATCTATTACAACTATGCAGATCCTTATCAACCTTATAGCCTTTATTGCCGGAGTTGGGGTAGGCTACCTGTATGGGTATTATATCCGATCTCGACGCGCTATTAGGCAGCTTAATGAGAGTATTGAGCGTACTCGCCGTGAGCAAGAGCAGCTGCGCACGCAATATGCCGAGATGCGCGCACAATACTCGGTTATCAGCAACAAGCTGACCGAGATTAAGCGGCAGCGTATACGTACCCCACTCGCGCGACCTAGATATAGTAAGTACCTACGATGAGTCTTATTGTCGATGTCATTATAGCCCTCGTCGGCGGAGGGCTCGTTGGAACGATTGTTAACGTCGTAACATCTCGCCGGAGCCGAAAGGCGGAGGGTATCAAAAGCTATCAGGACACAATCAACATGCTAATGGAGACCAACTCCGAGCTAATAAAGGAGCGCACGCGCCTTAATAAAGCCCTCTCTGATCTCCAAGCACAAATTGACAATGATAATGAGTAGAGCTGCCCTCCTCCTTGTTGCTCTCCTTACCCTTGTTGGGTGTAAGACTCGTATCGTCCCCGTTGACGTGCACCACTACCATAGCGATAGTATCGCAACAATACAACGCGATACGATCTTGCAGGTAGATAGCGTCATTATCAGACAAGTAGGGGATACGATCTACATACGCGAGACCTCTGACCGAGTGAGAGCAACGAGTGAGAGCAAGAGTAATCATCGAGTAGACTCTGTCCCTCCTCCAAGTGTCTCGACACTTAAGCGTATTATAGAGGGCTCTCCCCCTCAGCAAAAGGATAATAATATCCTCCTATTGCTCGGCCTTGGAGCTGCTATACCCATCGCTCTATATGTCACATATAGATTAGCCAAAAACAAAAGATAAAACACTAAACCCAAAAGATTATGCCTAACCCTCCCTCATCATCCACAACCGAAACAAAATACATAAATGGTAGTGACATTGTCCTCGCCGTTGGGGATAAAGTGATGCTTGGAGCCAAAACGCACAAGCGCCAAATCAAGACTACCACTGCTGTAGTTACCGATAAGGACGTTGAAGACTCTCTATATGAGAGAAAGGTCGTAAAAAAAGTAGATATCACAATCACTTGTGATGGATTCTGTAAAACTGGCGATACCTCCATCGAGGAGATTGAGGAGGCTATCACGCAAGGTAAGACAGTAAAACTCAAGTATGGATACAAGCAAGGCAAAAATGGCGGCAAGAGTTTCACGGAGGGCGATTTTATCGTTTCTTCTTTCGATCAGACTGACCCTGCGAGTGACAATTCTACCTACTCCGCGACCTTTGTTAATGATGGTAAGCCCACCAAGGTAACCACTAAAGAGTAAACGCACAGAGGGGCTTTATTATAAGCTGTACTTAAGTAACGATTAAGCGTTGCTTAAGTGCCGATTAACCATGTCGATGGTATCCTCGATATGGTGTGAAAAAAAAGGAGGTGGCGTGTATTTTTGCCCCTCCTTTGTACTTTTCGTTTTGTTGTTTCGACTTGTTAATTCTGTACTTTTCGTTTTGCTCCTTTGTACTTTTCGTTTTTCCGGTCTTACTTGGTATCTAATCTACACTACCCCTCCCTATACATTTATCTCAGATTATGACTCCTATGCCGATGCTACCTCCCTTTATCTCTCGTATCGTCCGTAAGTTAGAAGATCTTTTTTCCCTCGTATCCGAATGGTTTAGCCTTACACTGAAAAAACTTCGTAAGCCCCGTTCGCAAAAGACGTCCGAGGATGGATACTCTCCCGACTCAATGGATAGCAACGACATAAGAGAGGGCTCTGCAACGGGAAGTCAATCCGAAAAGATGCGTGCAACACTCCTCAGGTGGGGTGTTGCCCTTAAGAAGGCAGGTAGTCTATTGTGGCATTATTACCTCGTACTAGAGGGAGCTTTCATTAAGGCAATGAGGTGGGTTGGTAAGAAAATAGCCCCCCTCTTTGCCTTCACCCAAAAGATTAACCTCCCTTTCCTATGCTCGGCAAAAGCCTTCTTTAGGAAGCTTTTCGCCCCACTCGCCCCCTATAAGAGAGGGATTTACCGCTCGCTTGCTTGGTGTGGTATTCTCCTTGTTGGGGTATTTATTGGAGTCTCCCTAGGGAACAATCGCAACAAGATTACTCCCGAAAAGAGCCACGTAAACACAACGACTATAGACTATGCAGCCACCTTTAAGCTTGATTATGCTCGTGCATTTAACGACGAAAATCCCCTGCATATAGAAGCGGCTCAACGCTTTGGCATTGCCCCCATCGCAGACTCCGCCTCCCGAGCTAAAGCGCTGGATGCTATGGTGGAAATTTTTACATGCGACCGCTACAAAGTAGACTCTCTAGAGCACTCCATCCCCTATCTTGTACCCGAAGCTAAAGACCTACTCGACGACCTCGGAGCCGACTTTGCCGAGACGCTCAAGGCGCACCACTTGCCCCCCTACAAGTTCATCATCACAAGTGTAACTCGCACCTTGGCACAGCGCGACGAACTGAGTGGCAAAAATGTAAACGCAGCCAAGGAGAGCTCGCACTGCTACGGCACCACTATTGATATTAGTTGGAAGCGTTTCGACCCCATCACCAAGCAGACAGAAGCACTCAAAGAGGGCTCCAGCATTATGTTACCGCAGGGGAGTTCGGAGCAAGACGAAGCATCAGAAAACAAAACAGAAGAGCTAAAGCGAGCCCTCGCCTCCCTGCTTCATCAGTACCGTGCGGCAGGGCGTTGCCTTGTCAAATATGAGCGGAAGCAGGCTTGTTTCCACATCACGGTAGATTGTCGGAGACCCTCGCTAAAGGACT